GTTACTTACATCTGTTGCTGACATTGATGTGTTAAAAAATGTTGGAGCATTTGCTCCGTCAACAACTATTAACTTATCGTTACCATCAAAGTTATATCTTTCAAAAGCATATGTTCCTGCACTTGTTCTACCACTATCTCTTTCTGTCCAACTAGAACCACCGGGAGTTGCACTAAATATTTTTTCACCTCTAGCAGCAACAACTAAACTACCAAATGTAGCTACCATTAAAACTTGCTCTGTAGAGGAGCTTGTTTGTGGCACAACAGCACTAACATATTTGCTGAAGCCGTTTATTCTTCTGTACCCACCCTCAATGTCAGGCTCAAAGTTTTGTAGTTCTAATGCTTCTCCGGGTTGCATCATAAATGTAGAACGATTAAGAACCAACCCACCTTGGCAGTTAAATGCTACAGGAGATGTTCTTGATAGGTCTGCCATATATTATACTCTTGTAATTAAATCAGATACCGTTCTACTTGTTTGTGGTATATAAGTTGCTCTAACATATTCATACTTATTTACTAGCAAGCTTTGCATATTTTTTATACCTTGTTCAAATCTACTAAAGTTTAGTTGATATTGTTGTGTCTCTCCTCTGTACTGATATACAAATGCTGTAGCACCATCTACAATAATTGGAGAAAATCTATCTGGTATTGAAGATGTATCACCGTGTGCAGATAAATCAGAAGCAAATGTAAAATAATCATATTTTAATGAATATACTTTGTTAGGAAATGGGTATAATAAAAAGTTATTATCAGGTGTTCTAACAACATGTGTTGGTACTCCACCTCTTTCAAACTGTGCTACAGATGTACTAGTGCTATGTGTAGCTGCTGTCGTTCCATTTGCACCTCGTGTGCAACCTGTAAAAGTATTAGTGCTAATACCTGTATAAGTTATCTGTTCGTTTTCTATAAATAAAGTCCCAGCAGAGTCAAACCCTGTGGAACTTGCTACGTCTATTTCTGTTTCAGTTGCGTCTAATGCTTCTGCTAGTGTACTACTAACTACTTCATCTTCTTGTTCTACGTATCTATCTATATATTCGTTATATTGAAGAATAGCTAAACTTGTTCCACCACTATTTACATTATCATCTTTAACTATTCTAAATGTATTATAGTCTACATGTTTTGCATCAGTGGGTATAGAATACCTAACTGAGCCGGGAACGAGTGTTTCTGTTTTAGCAGAATGATTAAACGGATAATTAAATTCTCTTTGATTAACAAATCGTATAGATTCATTTACAGCGTTTTGTGCTTGTACTTGAATACCTCTTGCATTACTAAAATTAGATGATGTTAATTGAACTTCATTTAATCTTGCTAATACGCTATTTGTTAATGCTAAGAAGGTTGCCATTATAAATCCCTAAAATAAAGTGGGACAAGTTGCCCTGTCCCACTTAAACTATTTAAGCTAAAGTATCACGGTCTACTTCATCAGCAGTCATGTTACCTGTGTCATCAACATCCATACATACAGCAAACATACGGATTACTCCACCTGTTGTTGTACCTGTCATTGCTTGGATTTCAACATCAATAGTGTCAGAAGTACCACCAATAAGAACAGGAGTTTGTCCTGCCTTAAAACCGTAGTCTCCAACTGACGCTCCATCAAAATCAAAACCATCAACAAAGTTGTCCAAGTCACCACCAGTAATACCAAAGTCAAAATCAGTGTCGGTTGAAGTACCTGAATGGGCAGTTGTTACTTCAAAACCAGCACACATAATTAAAGTATTAGCTGGGATAGTTAGACCCGGAATTACATCGTTGGCAGCAAGGGCTGTACCCTTATCACTAGCCGCAGTTGCAAAATTTAGGTCAGCTTGAATCAAGTATGGTTGCCTACCTCTAGCTCCACTCCCTCTTGCTACAGAGGTTGTATTATCACCTAATGCCATAATTCAATCTCCTTTTAAACGAGGTTATACCGAGCATTAACAAGAGCTTCAGGTCTCAATATTTTTCTACCGTAAAGGTGCATACCTCTTACGATATCAGCAAATGAGTCTGGGTCTCGGTAAGTTTCGGTTTTGTTTATTTGTTCAGCAGTAGCGACAGCAGAGTCGTGTCCTGCAACAATTATTCCAAAGTTGGAAGAGTTAGTACCACCAGTAGTGCCGGGGCCTGTTCCGATGGAAGGTAGGTTGTTAGAAGAAAATACACGGAATCCATGTAGATTACCGATAACTTCACCACTCCTAATTCCACCTGACTGTCCAAAGTCCTGATTGAATAGTCGAGAGTCCTCGTCTTTCAATACTTCCATGAACACAGGGTCTACAACTAACCATCTACCTTGTGAGTCAACATTTTGTTGGTCAAGTAGTCTAGCCATTCTAGCAATGACTGTTAATGGAAAAGTTGTACCAGCGGCAGGTGTTAAGTCAGTCGCTCCCGGACCTCTAGGCTGAAGTCCAATAGAGTTATTTGCAGAACCTGCTGTACCCGAACCGTCTGTAAAGTCAGAAGCATCTAACTTCATAGAGGTAAGAAGTTCATCAGAACCCGCTGTTGAAACTGCCTTTGCACCGTTTACTGTTGTGTTAGCTGTATCAGCAGCACTGTGTAGTGCAGACTGTTTAAAACCAGATAGATAGCCAAGAACGTCTTGGTCATACTGGTCAGCTAATCGATACGCTGCTCTATCACTTGCAAGCTGTTGAAAGTTTACATGTGAATGAGCTTCCTCAATGTCATCAACCTTAAAGGCAAAGTAGTTAGCTTTGTCAATTGTAAGGTTGAAGTCTTCATCGTCAAGGTCTTGTGGTGTGATAGTTGTACCACGAGCATAGGCCTTAACGGTTATTTCAGGCTCTTTGATAATTTTAACAGTATCGCCCATATTTGCAATCTCTCCAAAATAATCGGAGTTTGTGATTGACTCAGCAACAGCACTCTTGCGAAAAGCAAGCTGTACCTGTTTGCTGTAAATAATTGGCGAAAAGTTACCGTTAGGAAGATTACCGTAGCCTGCAGCACTTGAAAATGCCATAGTCCCGTCTCCTTATAGTTAAGTTTCAATTTACACAGATACAAACTTAGTAGACTAAACAGAGGCCGATTTGCTATGGGTGCGTATTCATTTGGTTGGCCAACCTAAATTTCAACGGGCCATGCTTGTCAGGTATTCCGTAAGACTGCTTGTTTGCGATAAGTATATAATTATTGCGCTATAATCACATACTTGCTACATATAGTTATATTTAGCTACAACTATTTGTCAACACTTTTTTTCTTTGGCACTTCAATGAAATTCATATTCATGCTAAAAGACCTACGTTCACCTTTTGTGTAGAAAGGATAAACGCAATGGAAAAGGTGTGATGGAAATACATAGAAGTCACCTACTCTTGGCTTAACAACAAAGTTAGTAGCCGTATACCCTGCGGACGTTCCATGTGCAAATTGTATATGCCCATTTGCAGGATGGTGGTCTTTATAGTCTTCTTCCCACTCCTCTTCTATTCCTTCTGGTAATTTTAAATATCCTACACAAGACATTCGACAGCCTGTGTGAATATGTAAAGGGTTGTACTCATTTTCAAATTGACGCACAAACCAACCAGATACTATTTGTAATCCGTAGTCAAAGTTTTCTGTATCAGGTTTCTTAGCACCCATAGAATTACGAAAATCTGTATAGGCTTGGTATTGCCCTATAAATTGTCCTATTCCTTTTTGTGCTATTGCAAGTATCTCTTCATCAAAAGCTAATTCTTGAGTTACTTTACCAACTAGATTATCTGCATAAGATTTTAACTTATCAGACATTTTACTATTTAACTTTTCAACCAACTCATAAGGCATACGAAAGTATCCCATAGTCGGTCCGAATGGAGCAAACAACTCCATATCTTTTTGTGGTTTATATATTATACTCATCTTGCTGACCCCGATACATCATAAATAAATTTTCCAGAACGTATTGCTTCCATAATAGAGTCTGACTTTCTTTCATACTCTTTAGCAGACATTTTTTGTACATCAGATTCTTTTATGTAAGAGGATGCTTCATCTGTTTGTGGTACTTGTCGTGTTTTCGTATCCACAGCTTGAGCAGCACTTTTATTCGTTTTCTTAACTTTCTTCTCACTTAATATACCTTTATCCACTTTATACAAATCAATAGCTCTAGCAGCAGACTTTGCATCATTATCATTGTCATAGAGAGCTTTCTGAATCCATTGTGGTTGCTGTTCAGCCCACTCATGAAAATCATCACTATCTCTAATAGAATCAAAGTCAGGATGTAGATGCATTAGCTCTACCTCTGCTTTCTCTTTTTGTGCTGTTGATTGCATATCATCAATAGCTTTTAACTTTTGTTCTAGAGCTTCAGATTGCTCTTTTGCTTTTTTAATAGCTATTGTTTCAACAATACCTGCTACATCAGGGTACTCTTTAATCCATGCATCTAAATCTTCATCAGACTTAGGTAACTTCATTTCCTTTTTAGTTGCAGATGAGAGTTGCTCTTTTAGTCTATCAATCTCACCTTGGAAATGTTTTTCTTTTTCTTGTGCATGTCTACGTAAATCGCCATAGCGTTTTTTAAATGTACGTTCTTCTGCACTTTCAGGTTCTTTTTCTTCAGGTTCATTAGGTTTTGATTCGGCTTCTACCTTCTGCTCCTCTAACATTTGTTTTAGTTCTTCCTCTTCCTTTTGAATTTTATCTTCACGAGAATAAGGCTTAGAAACAAATGCTGCTTTTTTAGTCGGTTGCACTTCGGCTGATACTACTGTATCGTTCATATTATACTCCTTACTAGGGCCACCGTAGCCATGTGGGGGGATGGGTAGCTAGTTATTTGGCAAACTTTACCGTGTTGCCAATCCACGTTTTTTTACAGAACCACTAGGCTTGCGTAAGTTTATTTGCGACACTAAGTCTGCTCCTAATACTTTTGCCAATACTCTACCTTGTTCTGTACCCATCAAAGAACGTATAACATTTTTATCGTCCTCTGATAATGCTAAATATCTTTCTTTAATTTGATTGAAAAGTTCTTCCATGTCCTATTATCCTTTTAAATAATCCTATTGGATAGACACCTAAAGATATGAGAATCATACCATACAATCCTTTTGGTGTCAACTTCTTTTTTATAATTAATTCATATACAGATTTTACAACAGATGCTGACCAGTCTGATTTAGCTACAAATGTATCTGCGATGTATTTACCCCAAACATCATAGCCGTCTTGCCATATCTGCGATTGTTTTCTATGCCAACGCCTAAGTTCTTTTACTTGTGATATAGTCATACCCTTACGTTTATACGATGCAGTACAACAGTGTGTGCTATCACCACCACCACCTCCACCAGCTGTAGGTTCTGAATAGTCACTACCACTTGTGTCGTTACTACTATCATTATCATTATTGACATTCATATTTTGCTCGGCTCTTCGTTCATTTTCTCTTGCCCTAAACGCATCCATATTAGCAGCTCTTCGCATTTCGTCTGCTTCTCTTCTTTCTCTTTCTTCTCTAGCAGAATTACTTTCACCCATCATTATGGCCGACTCTCTTCTTGGGTCTTGAGTAATCATCATACGTGTCATCTCTACACTGCTACGAGGATTCTTTGCTTCTTCTTCTCTTAGTTTTTCTTGAAAGTCTCTATCTTTGTTTGCTTGCACGGTTGCTGTTGCACTATCAAATTTTACAGTTTTAGCTTGTGCAATTTCTTTAGCTAAGTCAGGGTCATCAACACCTTTTCTATTAAACAATGTTTTTTGTGGTGTTAAATCAATTGTATTACGTAACAGATTATATTCTGCTGAGTTTGCGTACCTACCTTCATTTAATCTTTTTGCTGCATTAGCTCTTATTGCTGTATCACCAGTTAATGAACCACCTAATATCATAGATGCGCCTGTATCAATAATATCTCCAGCTTTTCCTGCTATTCCTGATGATTGGTCTAATGGAAATGTTTTACCAGACTGTGTTATCATATTTTGGGCTAATGATGACGTAATAGGTGCATCACTAGGTGACATATCTCCTGCAGCATAATTTACACCCATACTTCCTGCTTTACTTCTTCTTGCTAAATAATCTCTGTAGTCATCAGCTTGATAAGCCGTTGGTGATTTAGGTCTGTCCATTATTGTAGGCATCATTACATCTCTGCTTGTCGTTGCACTTGACGGACGTTGGCTATCAGAAACATCAGATGTTTGATTACTTAAAAGGCTAGTATCCATTACTGGAAATTTACCATCGTCTATCATATCCTTTGGTGCTTTAGCTGTGAATCCCGCAGGTGGTGGGTACAAAGGTTTGCCATTTACACTTGGTATAACAACTGTTTGTCCCTCTTTATTTACAAACTCCATAGGAACAGATTGTCCGGGAACACCTGCCTTTGGTATTAGATTATCAAAAGTTAATGTTGGTTGATTAGTTGGAAATGCTACCATTTCGTCATCTCTATTTGGTATTCTAGGAGGTGGATTTACAACTACTGGTGGTTGTATTACAGGAGGTTGCACTATAGGATTCTGTGGAGATATTCTTGGTTGAGTAGAAACATTTGCAAACTGAGAAGGTGTGCTTACAACACCACCAATATTAAATTCTAAACCATCATCTTCTATTTCTAAATCATCAACATTAAAGGGTACATCATCTGGTATGGTAGCTTCTTCAGAATTACCCATCTGACCCATAGCTTCCATCATCTTTAAGCCTTGTTTAGCTTCTTGACGCATCTTCATTAATGTTTCAAGACCATAATAGCGCACTACATCAGCAGGAAAAACAAACTCTCCTTCACTAAGCATGGCAGGTATATCATCTCTTACTTCTTCTTGTAGTGAACCTGATGGAACATCATTACCTGATACTGGGTCTTTTGTACCACCTTCATCTTTCAATCCCCCATCACCAAAGAGTTCCATCTGTTGTCCCATCATAGCACGCTCCTATAAACTATTTATATTATTCCTAAGTTGTCTTAGTTGTCTTAATGTAGTGATTGCACCTTGCGCTCTATGAAGCATAATTAAATCATTTGTCTGTTCCATCACAGCGTGATTCTGTGCAATTAAGTATGTTAAGTAATTACTGAAGTTGTCCCACTGGTCCTTGTT